TTGTGACCAGGTTTTTCCTCGCCAATCATATCTTTTGTTAGAACTATGTTCATTGACATTTCCCGTATCTTTTAGATTTCTTCTGAGACACAAATAGCGAAGAACCCTGAGTTGATTCAAAAACACTATCTCTGCGTAAAGACATGAAAATCTTTCTAGTAAGCGACGAAATAAGCTGCGAGACACTAAATGAATAGAAGATTCCTATTTCGTATCTATCCCACCTGTCTATTCTTCCATCAGGAGCAGGAAGAACAAACACTCTACGCTGTCGAGGTAGCATTATTCCACCTTGTTTTTAGTAAATAGAATGCCATTATCTGACAACGTAGCTGTTCCGAGTGCTGTTGTGCCATCGTTTTTATGCATAGTTTCTAGAGTGCTAGTCGCAGTTCGCTTGAAAGCCAGATACTGATAGATGAACTCGATTTTCTCCTGAAGGCTTGAAGACGAGCTAGGGAGAACATTTAGCTCGCCCATTACATTATCATCGAATGCTATCACTACACCGTCAGAAACATGGACAGCTTCTTCAATCCAAGGTCCACCAGAGGGAATAGGAGATTCAGCCATGTAAAGACTTTCCAAAGGGTCGCTATCAGGATTTTCAGTCAACATGAGTTTTGTATTAGCGCTCTCAGATGCGACCCATGACAACGAGACAAAATCCCAGTATTGACCCGAGGTGTTCTTCAATCTAGCATAGACTCCAGCATTTCCAAGTCCCTTAGTGGTTCTAACAAAAAATAGCATCTTACCCTCTTACTTCTTTGATAACGTATTCGGCAGGGACAAACACTTCTTTATCATGAGGTACTTCATCCCAAACCTGAAACTGGTATTTCCTTAGATAGCTCCGAGATTTCAATAGATTTCTATTTGTTTTATAGCCAAAAATGTTCGGGTCTGATTGTCCCCACAGTACGATTCCCTTTTTACCTGTCGGGAACAACAAGTGTTGAAGAAAGTTATCAACAGCAATCCAAGTCTCACATCTATCATCAAGAACAAGCTCTTTTATTTCTTTCAAGCTCATGTTTTTCCTGAAATCATCTACTAGCTGTTCTTCTCCGTCGACGCCTATCTGGACAATGGAGTACTCGACTTTTAGAGCATCTATTACTTCTTTCCAATAAGGATAGTTCTTTGCGTTGTATTTACCGTTGCGAAGCTGCTTAGACCAAGGGCTTATTACAATGTATTTCATCATAGCTGACCTTCCAGATGTATTTTCTTGAATGCTTCTAATAGACTTTTCTTCCAGTTATATCGGGTCATAAATTCGTAGACACCTGTCTCTTTACATCCAAATGTTCCAGCTTCACCTAACGGCCTGACAATAACATTTTCAATGTCAAAAAATGGCTCTGGATAAACGCAGAAAATAACTAGCTTTTTGCACGTTTTTAGCAAATCAGGTAAAAGATTCGCAAAGCAGAGATGGTCGCCTAAACCATGAGAGATTGCAATGAATCTATAACCCCATTTTGAAAGTTCTTTTCTAAAAATCTCTTCATCATGCTCCCACAATGACTTATCAGTTTCAGTTCGAATTCCACCTTCGGGATTTCGATAGTGCCATGTTACAGCCGACCTATCAACTAGAAGCTTGTAGCCAGCCTGAAACAGTCTGTGCGTAAAAATAGTTTCCTCGCGATGTGCTACTCGCGAAAGAGACAAATCGTAGTCTACAATGTTGGTTCTATAAAGAAACGAGCTATAGAGGTGCTCAACCTCGATTACGCCTTTTCCTCTCTTCCACTGGATGTTGGGTAAACGATTTACATCCAATAAATTAGTCGCAAAATGTGAACTATTTGCTTCTCCTCCTGGAACGACTACAGAGCCCGCAACAGCTCCGATTCCGTCTTTCATGTGCGAAAAAAGTTTTTCTAAAACATCTGGTTCGGCAATAACGTCGTCATCTAGACGCCATACAAACTCGTATTCAGATGTGTTAGCCATCTGATGAGCAAAGTGCTGCCCTTGATTTCTCGTGAAAGCCACTTCCCATTCTATTCCAACCGATGAAAGATGCGTGAACAAGTATTTGTACGTTGGATTCTCACGAAGGTCTAGATGCTCACCATCATCAAAGATGATTAGCTTGTCGGGCTTCATGGTTTGAGATGCTACTGAAGCAATCGTTAGAGGCAACGTTGTAAAGTATCTATTTTTCGTAGGAATGCAGCACAGAATAGACTTCTTTTTGTTCTTTTTGTATCGTTCTTCAACTGTTTTCATGTTTCGATAGAAGATTGAATCCCAGTCCTCTATGATTGATTTGTCGTGAACAGTTGCTTCGCCCTTATGAAGAATAGGAACAGTACCTATGATGGTTCCGTCACCTCGTCCTGTCATTTCACCCGCGACTTCTAACTCGTAACCAGCTTCTTCAGCTCTAATGCAGAAATCTATGTCTTCACCAGAACCTTTTCCAAAAGATTCATCAAGATAGCCGATTTTGTCAAAGACCTCTCGTTTTATCATTGCACAGAAAAAGATTATGAAGTCTCTATCTAGTGCTTTATTATGCGATTTGATTGGGCCCACTATTCCAACGTTGGGATTTTCGAACTTGTCTAAATGCATTTTTATTACTGTATCTTTAGGCTGTTCCTTCAGAAATGCGTCGTTGTTGAGAAGTAGAATGTATTCACCTTGAGATGCTTTTATTCCTTCGTTATTTGCCTTGGCATATCCAAGAGGCTCGTCGAACCAGAGAAGTTTGAATGGAGCGCCAAGAGATTCGACATAGTCTTTTGTTCCATCTGTGCAACCATTAGCTACAACGATGATTTCTTTGTCATCAAGATTGCAGTATTTTTGAATAGCCTCACAGCACGGTTTCAAACAATCATCGAGATGATTCAACGTGCCGATTACAATAGATACTTTTATCATACAAACTCCTTTATGCTTGTTCGTTATACATTATGTCTGGTCTGAATGTAGGCGTCAGTCCTTTTATGACAAGATTTGTCGCGTTTTTTGCTTCAAAGTTTTTGAATCGACGGTCTATAGGAGTGCTAATAGTATTATTCAGGTGAACAATAAATCTAAAGTGATCTGGAAATGTTGAAACATCTGCATCTAATCTGGCAATGAACGAATTATCGACCCACCCCCCAAACATAATGAAGTTCTTCATCCCATAAGAGCTTTAGAGTATGAAAAACTGTTGATTCGTTTCCAAATAGGGCCACTGGGTCTGAAACAGAACCCGAAGGCTGCAAACCATTTTCAACCTTTTCAACTCTATAACCATCAGCCTGACATGAAATCTCGACAAAGTTTATGTTGTCTGATTCAACTCTAAACAGTATTTCACTTCCAACGCCAAATCCAAGAGTAGGAAGCCTGAACTGAATCTCATGATACCATCCGCAGCGTTTGCTAACGTATCGAGTGTGAATTGCGACATAACCTCCCACCGACGGAGTACCACTGTACGTCAATTCCGAACTAGATTCCGAAAATAAAACACCTGTGATTCCGCCGTACGCTATAGTCCAATTCGAACCTATTGATGAATTGTTGAATGCATCATCTTTTATTCTATTCAGAGTAAAATCGTTCACTATAAGAACCAAATCATCGAATTCATTTATCGAACCAGAATTAGCATTGAAGACGATAAGCGGGCCCGATAAAACACTAAGAGTATCGTAGTGAACTTCTGTGTCGTCGATTCGAACCACTACGCTTGCATCTTGACACACTATTTCGACATCATGAAACGAGGTGCCATACGTAAAATCAACACCAGTGCGCTCATAAATAACATTGTTTACTTTTTCATAAATGTCGATTCTATCATTAGAATAAATACATCCGACAGAAACTCTATTTTCATTGCTACCATCTCTTCTAATCTGAACTTGCCACCGATTGAATGTTCCCGAAACAAATTTGACTCTGAATCTAAGTATAAAATTGTCATAATTCGTCAAAGGAAGATTCCATGTGAGATTTCCATCGCCCGAGTTTTTAACCACTTTACCCGAATCATTTTGAACCGACCAGACACTTTCTGAATCTGTAAATCCTACAGGATCAGTGCCAATAGCGTCATTTTCGAATGTTGCAGAGTATGTGCTCATAACTAGTATTATACCATTTATTTCAATAAAAGTGCTTTAGCTTCATCAAAAGTTATGTTTAGTTTATAGTTTGTCGATAAAGCATTCGCAAATTTGTTGAGTCTTTCTGGAACGTATTTGAGCTGCTCGCAGTACGCTTCAACTTCAAACTTGAGACGCCATTTCTTTGAGCAGAGATAGAGTATTCCGTTTATTCCAAGCCATCTATAAGACTGACGAGAATGCACAAGTTCGTGCTCAATGAGGGCTCGTTCAACCACAGCCTGACGAGTAAGAGGACGAATAAAGATAATAGGTCCTATTGTAACACCATCAGATTGTTTAGAAAACATTCTAAAAACAATCTCGTTATAAAAAATAAACACCGGAAGACATTTATAAACTCGTCGAAACTCCATTATCTTTGCCTTTCCAACACAGATTCCTGTTTGGTTCTATAGTTGTCGATTGTTTTTTGGTCGTGAAATGTCTGAGCTGCCTTGATGACTCTTGCATCCTCATTTGAATAATCATCACCTGGTGATAGACAGTGACGATGATAGGTTTTAGCTATTTCTACACCGTCTTTTATGATGCGAGTTGCCTTGCGGATCTGAATAGTTCCATCTTCTAGTATTTCTATTTTATCTACTACTTGTTCTTCTGTGAGTGCCATTTATAACTCCTATGAAGCTGTCATGTAAGCCATTGAAAATGAAAGATAGCCGCCATTTACGTAGTTTTGAACAATCCAATCGTTCGTTCCTGGTCCAACAAAATAGCCAAGGGTAGCAGCGTTGAATAGATAAAACGCTCTAGGAATCACAGCGGTGATGATGCCATTGTGTGCTAAAGCCGCAGATGAATCACCCTGAGCTGCAAACGGAAGTCCATTGAGTGTGTTTCCAGTAGACGAGCCTTGTGATGAAACAGTATTTATTTGAAGAAAACATCTAACCACGACGATTCGACCTATTTTTACATATGTGCCTTCTTGCGCATTGTATGTAATAGAGGGTTGTGGATTGTCAATTCTTCCCAATTTGGGCGTCCATGTGCCTTCTTCGTAATCGTCTAGAGTATTAGCATCAGTCGAGGCATTTTGAGTTGCAGGAAACTTGAGTCGACCTAAGTTTAAGTTTGCCGAACCATCTTTTAGTTCTAGATACTGAAGATGATAACCAGATCTGCCACTATTAGGAGTGCAGAATCGTACGCCATTTCTAAAGAAGACTTCTATTCCATTACCTGTAAAAGCACCATCAGTTATGTCGGAAACATCTTCATTCACGCATAAAGTTACGGCACCCGAAGTTCCGCTGTCAGAAGTACCTGTCGATGTCGCTGTTGATCCTAATACTAATGTTCGATATCTATGGTATGGTATCGTTCCGCTGTAACCAAAATAGCTTTGCTGAAGAGCATTTCTACTCCATAAGTCTGAACCGCTTGTGCCGCTGTCTGTT